AATAGATTTAACAAAATTAAAGCTGCTAGAGATATAGCTATGGCGAATCAGCAAGCATTTTATGAAGCTAATCCATCGGCAGCAACAACTTCAAAATTTGATGATCCTACAAGTGATATAGAAAAACAATTAAATCTTGCAAAAATTAAACAAGAGATTGGTTTAATAGGTGAACAAGAAGTTAAAAATTTAGAAATAGAAAAAAGAGCAGCAGAAATATACAAAGAGATAGGAGGAGATGCTAATGATTTAGGTTTGACTATTGAGGGTATTACTGAAAGATTAAGTCAATCTAAAGAAGAAACATACAATTTTAAAGAAGAAATGAAAAAAGTAGTTGAGGCTGCTACTAATTTAGGTACTAATATGCAACAACTTGCAGTAAGTGCTGTCGATAGACTAGCCGATGGCTTTGTAGAACTTGCTATGACAGGTAAAGCCTCTTTTGCCGAGTTAACAAGGTCAATATTAGCTGATTTACAAAAAATGATATTAAAAGCATTATTTTTTAAAGCTCTTACATCTTTTTTACCATCTGGCATTACAGATTTTCTTGGACTCGAAAAAGGTGGTGTTGTAGATAAAGGAAAGACGGTAGAAAATGCTAAAGGAAATGTATTTGCTCGAAATAAAATTTTACCCTATGCGTCAGGGGGCGTAATTGACAAGCCGGTAATTTTTCCAATGGCGAGGGGAATGGGTTTAGCAGGCGAGGCCGGGCCAGAAGGAATTCTTCCATTAAAGCGTGGTAGTGACGGAAAACTTGGTGTTATTAATCAAGGTGGTGGTATTGGAAATATTAATGTAAATGTTGATGCTAGTGGAAGCAATGCTGAAGGTGATGAAAAAGTTGGTCGTCAATTAGGAGAAGTTATTGGTGCTGCAATCCAAGCAGAACTTTTAGAACAAAAAAGACCCGGAGGTTTATTAGCATAATGGCAACTTTCCCAAACATACAACCTAGTTTTCCAGTAAGGAAAACATCAAAGCCAAAAACAAGAACCGTAGTATTTGGAGATGGTTATGAACATAGATTAGTATTTGGTCTAAATCAAAATCCAAAAGTGTATAACTTGGTTTGGAAAAATATTTCAGAAACTGATGCAGATACCATAGAAGGTTTCCTTGATAGTCGTGCCAAGGATAGTAACAGTTTTACTTTTACTCCGCTAGGAGAAGGTTTTACAAAGACAGGAACTTACTCTCAATCAGGTACTGCGGTAACAATTACTATCACAAGTCATGGTGTAGCTTTAGGAGATAAACTTACTATTAATTACACAAGTGGATCTGCATTTGATGGTACGTTTCTTGTAGCTTCTGTAACTGATTCAAATGTTTTTACTGTTACTGCTGCTTCCAGTGCTACTAATAACGGTAATGTTTCTATTACTTTGTCAGGTGCTAAACAATTTAAGTGTACTGATTGGAGCAAAAACATGGAATTTCCGCAAAGAGCAACAATACAGGCAACCTTTACTCAAGTCTTTGAACCAGCGACATAATGGCTACTACTTGGAGTGTTAATACTGCGTTATCTAGTGGGGCTGTAATTGCACCTACGTCAGGCAACAATGGTTTATTTTTTAAGGTTACCGTAGCTGGAACTACAGGATCTTCTGAACCAGCTTGGCCTAGTGATGCAGGTCAAACTGTTTACGATAATAATGTTCAATATGTTTCTTTTAGTGCTACATTTAGCGATTTACAACCTATAAATCCAAGCGCAATAATTGAATTGTTCACATTGCAATTAGATAACACTTTGCATGGAGCCAATACTATTTATAGATTTCATTCTGGAAGCAATATGAACGCAAATGGAAAAATAGTTTGGGCTGGTAATGAGTATTTAAGATTTCCAATACAAGTAAATGGTTTTGCTTTTCAAAATGGCAAGATTCCAAGACCAAGACTTGTTGTAAGCAATGCCACTGGCTTAATATCTGCAATTCTTTTAACTGTTAATGAAACAACAGTTGGAAATGATCTTACAGGTGCAACTTTTACAAGAATTAGAACTTTAGCTAAATATCTTGACGCAGCAAATTTTGTAGGTAATTCAAATCCATACGGAACTCCCGACCCCACAGTGGAATTTCCAAAAGAAATATATTCAATAGATCGCAAATCTAATGAAACAAGAGAAGCAGTTGAATTTGAACTAGCATCAGCACTTGACCTTGCTGGTATAACCTGTCCAAAGCGTCAATGCACTAGGGCTGAATTTCCAGCTATTGGTACTTTTGTCGCATGAATTGGAAAGACAGTGCTTTGGATCACGCAAAAGAACAAGACCCGAAAGAGTCTTGTGGTTTATTGTTAAACGTGAAAGGAAAAGAAAGATACTATTCTTGTAAAAATTTATCAATGAGTAGTTTTCAAGAGTTTATAATTGATCCAGAAGATTATGTAAAAGCAGATAATATAGGAGAAATAATAGGTATTGTACATAGCCATCCAGTTAGCCCCCCTACACCAAGTCAGGCAGATGTAATAAGTTGTGAAAATAGCAACCTTCCTTGGTATATTGTTAATCCAAAAACAGAAGAATGGAGTTACTTAGAACCTTGTGGATATGAAGCACCTTTATTAGGTCGTCAGTGGGTATGGGGCATAACTGATTGTTGGAGTTTAGTTAGAGATTGGTACAAGGAAGAAAAAAAAATAGAACTTAGAGATTGGGAAAGACCTCTTTCATTTGTAGATTTTAATAAAGACCCTATGTTTGAAAGGTGTGCTTCAAAAACAGGTTTTAGAAAACTAAGACCAGATGAAAAAATTAAAAACGGAGATTTGTTATTTATGTCAATTCAAAGTAGTGGTTTAAATCATGTGGCAATTTTCTTAGATGGTGATGTTTTACATCATTTAAGCGATAGAATATCTTGTATAGAACCTTATTCTGAATGGTTATTAAAATGCACAGGAGGTAGGTATCGTTATGCTGCGTAAAATAAAATTATATGGACAACTTGCAGAATTTATTGGTCATAAAGAATTTGAGGTTTGCGTTGCAAATGTTGGACAAGCTGTTAGTTTTTTAATACATAATTTTCCAGAAGTAGAATCTTATATGAGTCCTAAATATTATCAAGTAAAAATTGGTAATTATGCTATTAGCGAGGAAGAAATATCTTATCCAATAAGTCAAGAAGATATACATTTTGTTCCAGTAATCTCAGGAAGGGGAAGTTTTGGAAAAATATTATTAGGGGCTGCTTTAATAGGATTATCTTTTGGTGCTTTTGGTGCTTTTGGTGCTGGTGCTATAAGTTTAAAAACTGGATTTGCTGCTGCTGGCTTTGGTGCAAAATTAGCTTTCGGAATTGGTGCTGCACTCGTTCTTGGTGGTGTTAGTGAAATGTTATTTCCAATGCCAGACATGAATGATTTTGATGCGGAAGAAGATCCTCGTTTATCTTTTAGTTTTTCTGGGATTCAAAATACCAGTCGGGCTGGAACTCCAGTTCCAATAGTTTATGGAGAAATATTTACAGGGTCAGTGGTCATATCAGCAGCAATAGATACCAACCAAGTAGACGAATGAGCAATAAAAATAAAACTATAAGAGGTGCTTTTTTTGGAGGTGGTCAACCTGATCCACCAAAGACAAAGCCAGATAATTTACATAGTAGAAGCTTTGCAACAATTCAAGATTTGATTTCAGAGGGTGAAATTGAGGGTTTTGCCACCGCATCAAAAGAAGGACATACAAAAGGAACAACTGCATATGATAATGCAAGTTTAAAAGATGTATTCCTTGACGATACTCCAATATTAGATGCAAATGCTAATAGCAGTAATCCTGAGAATAAATTTCTTAATTTTAAAGATATGTCTTTTAAGTCAAAATTTGGAACAGCAAACCAAACCGCTATGAGTGGCATAGAAAATATAGATGAAAGTAGAACACCTGTAGGAGTTGGAGTAATTGTAGAAAAGGGCAGTCCAGTTACTAGAAATGTTACCACTCCTAATGTTGATGCTGTTATTGTTACTTTAACTTGGCCAGCATTACAAATTTTTAAAAAAAATGGTGATATTGTAGGCAGTGAAGTGGAATATAGAATACAGGTACAACTTGATGGTGGTGGCTATGTAGATCAAATTGGAGGTGATGATGGAGTAGCAAAAGTTAAAGGAAGATCTGCTGATCCCTATGCAAGAGATCACAGAATAACAATAGGCTCTTATTCAAGTTCATTCGATATAAGAGTTATTCGTAAAACGAATGATAGTACTAATTCAAGAAAACAAAATAAGTTTGCGTTTACAAGCTATCAAGAAGTTTTTGATGTATCTAATACCTATCCTGATAGTGCCTATGTTGGTTTACGTTTTGATAGTAAAGAATTTAATCGTATTCCTAGAAGGAAATATAAAATTAGAGGAATTAAAGTAAGAATCCCCGGCGCAGGGGCTAACAGTTCTGGTACTCCAACTATAGTCAGTACTCAAGCTCAAGCAACTGCATTAGGACTTGGTACTGTTAGTAGTTTTGGTTTCATACACTATCCAGATGGTTATATTTTTAATGGAGTTATGGGTGCTGCTCAGTGGACAACTTGCCCTGCCATGATATTGCTCGATTTACTTACAAACAAAAGATATGGATTTGGAGATCAGATCTCACCAAATTTTGATCTTGATAGTCCTAGTGATACCGATTTATATCAAAATTTAGATTTATTTAGTTATGTAGCTGCTAGTAAATATGCTAATGCTCTTATAGATAATCTTACAGATACTGGTGTTAAAGAACCAAGATTTAGTTGTAATGTTAATATTCAAAGTCCTAGAAAAGCATTTGATGTCATAAATGAACTTTCTGGAGTAATGAGATGTATGCCTATTTGGAGTGCTGGTAGCGTAAGTATATCTCAAGATAAGCCAGCGACAGCCGGTTACTTATTTAATTTATCAAATGTTACTGAACAAGGGTTTTCTTATTCTGGTAGTAGTTTAAAACAGAGACACGCAATATTTTCAGTAAGCTATTTAAATATGGATTCATCAGAAGTTGATTTTGAGGTTGTTGGAGATAGCGATAGTGCTGAAGATCAAGCAAGAAGAGATAAATTAGGAACTACTATTAAAAAAGTAAAAGCATTTGCTTGTACAAGTCGTGGTCAAGCTGCAAGATTAGGTCGTGCAATGATGTTTGCAGAGGAACAGCAATCAGAAGTTGTTACTTTTAGTACTTCAATAGATGCTGGGGTAGTTGTTCGACCCGGCACTGTAATAGATATTAATGACCCTGTTCGTTCTGGTCGTAGAAGAGGTGGTCGTGTGGTGGCTGCTACTACTACATCTATAACGATTGACGAAGAAAGTTCTACAACATTAACAACTACGGATTCTAATGGAAATATCACTTCAGCCCCCGGATTCCCAAATCCCCCTACTATTTCAGTTATTCTTTCTGATGGAACTGTTGAAAGTAAAACAATAACAGCCAACTCATCAGGAGTTTTAACATTAGATTCAGCTTTATCGTCAGCACCACTTGCAAATTCACCTTATGTAATATCAAGCACAACATTGGCCACGCAGCAATTTCGTGTATTAAATGTCGAAGAAAAAGATGGAATTAACTACGCAATTACGGCAATAACTTACATTAATGGAAAATATGATTTTATAGAAACTGGCAAAGCGTTACCAGAAAGAAAAATAACAACATTAAATGATCCAGTATCACCACCAAGTAATTTAAAAATTGAAGAAAAACAAGTTGTTATTAATAATGTTGCTCATAGTAAACTCTTTGTTACTTGGCAACCTGAGAAAGGAGTTGCTCAATATCAAGTAAATTATAGATATGATAATGGTAATTTTATTTCGGTAGATGTACAAAGTAGTGTTTTTGAAATTTTAGATAGTCAAGTTGGTTTATATGAGTTTGAAGTACGTTCATATAACTCTGCACTTGTATTGTCAACAGAATTTACCGCAGGGGAAATAGATGCTGAAGGTAAATTTGGTGAGCCAGAAGATGTTTCTGGTTTAAGTCTTGAGCCTATCAATGAACAGTTTGTTAGATTAAAGTTCACACAGGCAACGGCTGTTGACGTTCTTCATGGGGGTCTAGTTTACGTTAGGCATACAAACCAAACAGGAGGAGGAGCTACATTTAGTTCTTCGCAAGATGTTATTGAGGCTGTTGCTGGTAACGCCACTGAAGTTATAGCACCTGCTTTAGCAGGTACTTATTTACTCAAATTTCAAGATGATAGTGGTGTTTTTAGTGCTAATGCAGCTAGTGTAAATTTATCTCTTGTTGATGTTGCAGATTCTATAACTGTAAAAGAGGATAGAGAAGATGATGACACCCCTGCATTTAATAACACTACGAGCAGTTTATTTACTAATACTCAATATAGTAGTGATCGTGGCGGTTTAATACTTACTGACCCTACAGCAGTTATATCTGGAACATATAGTCAAGCAACAAATTCTACAACTATAACCTGTACTATAAATTCACATGGATTATCTCAAGGAGAATTTTTAAATTTTACTTTTACTTCTGGAGATGCAGTGGATGGAAAATTTTTTATTACCAGTGTTACAAATGCAAATGTTTTTGTAATTACAGCAAAAAAAAGTTTAGAGGATGGAGATAATGTATTTCCAGAAATCATATATACAGGTAATGTCTCTGTTGATCGAGGATTAAGAGGTACATACGATTTTAAAGATACTTTAGATTTAGGAGGTGTTTTTTCACTTTCATTAAAAAGACATTTTCAAGGTGCTGGTTTTTTTCCTACTGGTTTATTTGATGATAGAACAGGTCTAGTAAACGATTGGCCTGATTGGGATGGAGTTGCTGCTGAAAGTGCAAATGCAAAATTATCAGTAAGGACTACCAGTGATAATCCAAATAGCTCTCCTACATATTCAACTTTTAATGATTTAACTAATGGTACTTTTAAAGGTAGAGGGTTTCAATTTAGAGCTACTTTAGAAACAGGTGACTCTGGACAGAATATGCTTATACAGCAATTAGGATATACAGCAAGTATGTTATCAAGGACTGAACAATCGAGTAAGATTACATCTGGATTAGGAGCAAAAACAGTTCCTTTTGCAGCAGCTTTTTTTGTTGGTACATCTAGTATCACAGGTATCCCAAAACCTGTAGTTACTATTTCACCACAGAATATGGCAACAGGAGATTTTTATGAGCTAGATGATAACAATATTTCTGGAACTCAATTTATAGTTCACTTCAAAGACTCAAGTGGTGCTAATATAAGCAGAGATTTTACCTATACTGCTGTTGGTTTTGGCAAAGGAGGGTAACATGGAGGAAAAAAGTAATTAGTTATGGGTTTATCTGTATTAAATTTTAATATTGAAAATGCGTCTGGTCTTAATGTTAGACAAGATATAGAAACTGCATTTAAAGCTTTGCAAGGACAAAGTGCTGAAAGTTCTGATTTAGCTGATACTAAGTGTGTTGCTGGCATGACTTTTTTATTACAGCCAAACACTTTAAAAGTAAGAAATGCAAATAATACTGGTTTTTCAATTATAGGAAATATAGATCAAGACTATTTAGGCTTAGTTCCTAGATCTGCTGGTTCAAGTTTTCCTTTAACAGGTCAACTGTTTATAGATGATTCAAGTAGTGCTGGCAGCCCTGCTTTATGTTTTGATGGAGACTCGGATACAGGATTTTTCAGAAAATCTGCTGACAAAATTGGTGTAAGTGCTGCTGGATCTGAACGATTCTTTTTTGATGATAATGGTATTACTTTTAACAACCAAAGACAAATTAGATTCGGAGATAACAATAGTTCCCACTATATTGGATTAAGAGCAGATTCAACTATAAGTAATAGCTTTACTCTTACTTTACCAACATCAGATGGTAGTAATGGTCAATTTTTGACAACAAACGGAAGCGGAGTTTTAAGCTTTACATCAGCTAATATATCTGGATCGGTAACAGTAGGAAGTACGTCAATTTCTCTAGGAGGAACTGCTACAACTATTGCTGGACTGACTTCATTAACATCTACCACTTTAGTAGCTACAAATGTACAAGCCACAAATCTTACTGGAATTACAACATTAACAGCTACAAATTTAAGAGCTACAAATTTTCAAGATTCTTCTGGTAACAATGGTTCAACACCAGCGCAAATTCATAAAGGAAGAGCAAAAGCATGGGTTATTTTTGCTAATGATGGAAGTATGAACGCTAATTTTGGTGTAAGCTCTGTTACTGATAATGGAGGATCTGGAAATTTTACAATTAATTTTTCTTCAGCTTTTGCAAATGTAAATTACGCTTTTGCTTTGTCAGCAGGTAGAGGCACAGGTTCTGGTGCTAGGATTGTAACTCAAGAAGGGAATGACGGAAAAGCAACTGACAAATTTCATCTAAAAGTTAGAAATGATAGTGGTTCGCAAACCGATACGCAACAAGTTTCAGCAGTATTTTTTGCAGCTTAATCTTGACAACTTTTGATATACTAAAAGAAAAAACTTATGGCAAATTCTGATTACAGATTTATTTACACGAGAGATGATGGGGGTATTTCTATTGTTTGCCCAGCAGATGATTGTGGTTTAACTTTAGATGAGATTAAAGCTAAAGATTGCCCTAGCGGTAAGACAGTTTATACTGTAGATAAATCTGTAATTCCTTCAGATAGGAGTTTCAGAAATGCTTGGACTTATACGGAGTAAATTATGGGGTTTGGCATAGACATGGCAAAAGCTAGAGAAATTCATAAAGATTACATTCGTGTTGCTAGAACAGAAAAATTTAAAGAACTTGATATTGAATTTCAAAAAGCACTTGAAACTGGTGCTAGTACTACAGATATTGTTGCTAAAAAACAAGCACTAAGAGATGCACCTGCTGACTCTGGAATTGCTGCTGCTAGTGATACTGACGCATTAAAAGCTCAATGGAAAACTGATATACTAGGCTCATCACCTTATAGCTAATGGCAATAACTCCCGGGACATATAATATGACTGTTCAAAGAAGGGCAGATCATAGTATTCAGCTTGTTTTTAAAGATAGCAGTAATAATGCAATTAATTTATTAGGATATACTGTTGCTGCTCAAGTCTGGGATAAGGATAGAAAAGTAAAGTTTGCAGATTGGAATGTAACATATACAAACAGGGCAACTGGAACTGTTGATATTGCATTAACAGATGTACAAACTGCTAGTTTTATTAAAGATTCAGTTTTATATTATGATGTTTTGCTTACAGATGGTTCTGGGTTAAAAGAGTATTATTTAGAAGGTAATATA